CGGATCATGTCTTCGCGGATCGCCTTGTAGTCGCGGCTCGTGTAGTCGATGACCGGGAGTACCGGCCGGGCGATCTCGTCCATCAGAAGGCTCCTTCGTTGTTGAAGATCTCGGCGCCGCCGGGAATCTGCACGCCCACCCGAGTCTCCTGATCCTCCGAGGAATCCTCGAAGGTTCCGTACCGCACGTCCAAGGTGATCCTGGCCGGGTCGTGCTCGTCCGCCTTAGTCGTGACTTCCTTGAGTTGGTAGTCCGGGAACCACTTCCGGAACGCCTCCTCCACCGCCTCGCGCAGCACGGAGTCCATGTCGCCGCCGATGGCGAAGACGCTGTTCATGATGTCCAAGCCCCAATTGGGTCGCATCACCCGCTCGCCGATCATCGTGCCCAGGCAGAACGCGACCTGGGAGCCGATGATCTCCGCCTGGTTCGTCGTCATGGTGACGCTGCCGCCACCGATGGAGAACGGGTACTTCACCACCGCGAGCGAGCGGTTCATCGCGACCTCCTCTGCTCGACGACCGGCACCGTCAGTAACGAAGCCTTCCACCGCTGGTCGTGTTTCACAGCACTTGCGCCGACACCCTCGTAGTACGGACGGCTGTCGATGATGACCGGTTCCGGCCTGCGCGCCCGCTGGCTGCGGCGGATGAGCGCGGGCACGTCCAACTTCTTGCCGGTGCGCTCCTTCGTCCGGTAGTTCTCGCCGTCGGAGCCGAGCACCATCTCGCCGAAGTAGTTGTGGCCGTTGACTACGTGCTTGACCGATTGGACGGCCCAGGTCTTCGTGTCTCCCTGGTGGGAGATCTGGTAGATGTCCCAGGGCTTCTTGTTGATCGGCGCTTGGAATATGGCGCTGGCGGTGAACGGGAACCGGCCCTGCGCCTCCTTGGCAGCCACGACCGCCTCGCCCTCCAACTCCGAGGTGATGTTTCGGCTGATGGACCGCTCGGAGAACATGCCTTCCGTCGGCGTACCGTCCTGCCACAGCATGGCCCGCACCGTCACCGGCTCCACGCCGAGGCCGGACTGAACGCTGATCGGGTCCGATCCGGTCGCGGTGTACGAGGGCTTGAACTCCACCAGCGAGGACCGGGTCTTCTGCGACACCGTGGTCTTGGTGTACTCGCGCTCCGACTGCCGGTAGTTGTCCAGCATGATGTCCTGCTGCGGGCGGAAGATGAGCGTGACGCCGTCCAGCATCACGGTGTAGCCCCACTCGTCCGCCAGCCGTGCCAGCATCGACCAGTCGGAATCGTCTCCCTGGAGCACCTGCTCCTGCATGAGCGGATGCGGGTCGGTCTCGATCTGGAACCGGTAGTCGTCGGCGATCTCCTCGGCGATGTTGTGGATGCCGACCCGGTAGAAGGTGCGTCCCCGTTCCGTGAACATCGGGTACGCGGCGCTGACGGCGATGACCACGATCTTCTGGGAGTAGCCGTTGGTGGATGGACGGTAGGAGTGGACGTACCCGACGAACTCGTCGTGCTCGCCGCCGCTCGCCCACACGATCTTGATGGGGCTACCGGCTGCGACGACGCCTTCCACGTCGTTGGAATTCAGGTTCAGCACCAGCCGCGCCACATCCATCGCGTTGGTGCGGCGCAGGCAGATGAGGCTGATGCCCTCCACGTACGTGAGTTCGGTCATCGGGAACCGCGCGTAGATCGGGAAGATACTAAGCACCGGACGGGATCCTGATCTGCTCGCCGGGAGTGATGTCGTGGACGTTCTGCACCAACGGATTGGCGTCCATGATCTTCCACCACTTGTCCGGAGCGCCCAGGAACCGGGACGCCACGGCGTCGATGCGGTCCGACGCGTTCCAGGTGTAGAGGACGAACCGCTCCGTCTTCTTCTTCGGGAACCGCCGCTGAACCGTGACCGTGCCCTGGTCCTGGTTCGGGTAGACGGTCGCGTCCATGTAGCGGGAGCCTGCCTGGATCATCGGTGCCTCCTCATGGTGTCTTGAACGGACGGGTCGGCGGGAAGATGCATCCCGACTCGGGACCGTTGAGGTACTTGTACCTCTGCGCCCCGCTGACATGGCCGACCGAGACGGCGAGGTGGAGGTGAGGACCGGTCGAGTTCCCGGTGTTGCCGGACTCGCAGATGAGGGAGTCCGACTTCACCGGCGAGCCCTTGGAAACCTTCAATCCCTTGTTCAGGTGCTGGAGCAGGATCGAGCACGGCTCGCCCTTGTACGTGGTGTGGATGAGGATCCAGTTCGACGGGGCGCCCGAGCCTGGGTTGTACCCGTCCCGGTTGTTCTCCACGCCGTCGTTGCAATCGGCCACCACGCCTTTCACGCCAGCCGTCATCGGCGTGCCGATCGGCATGCTGATGTCGTAGGCCCGGTGCTTCTTGCCGCTCGAATACGACCATTTCGCAGTGATCGGGTGCGCGCTCGCCAGACCCAGCGGAGACAGCGCAGTGCCGGTCGGCGGTGCGGCACCGTCTCCACCGCTTCCACTGCCGGAGTCGCCGCCGCCGGAACCGCCGCCCACGCCTGCACCAGCCAATGCGTCGGCGAACTCCTGGAGCGCTTCCGCTCCCATATCGACGTGTCGGCGGAACACGATGTCCACCTGGGTGAGCACCGGGACCATGCTCCGGGAGAAGATCTTGTCCGTGTAGGCGATCGACTCCACGAAGCCGAACCAGTTCTGGACCGGACCCAGCAGGAGCCTGGCGTTCGACGGGACGATGATGCCGATGTCTGCGGTCTTGCCGCGATCCTCCAGGTTGAAGACCCCGGTGCAGACCCGGTAGAGGATCTCCAAGTCCCAGTGCGTGCCGAACTTGCGCACACCGTCGAAGTCCTCTTGGAGGATGCCCGGTATGTAGTCGCTCAGACCGGTCTTCCCGTCCAGCACATCGGGCATCCGGTTCAGGAACAACTGGAACCGGATGGTCTGGAAGTTCTGGTCGATGCCGGAGATGACCGAGTTGATGGTGGAGCGCGGGTCGATGATGACGCTGTCGTTGCGGGAAGCGGCCACCGTGATGCTGGTCGGGTTGTACAGGAACCGGAAGCCCATGCGCTGCTCGTTCAGCGCAGCACCGCCAGCCGCCAACTCGTGCTGGATGATGCGACCCAGCCGCAGGACTTGGATATCCGACACGACCTTGGTGTCCTTGACGATCGAGCGCTCGTCCAGGTACAGATCCATGGTGTTCGCCGAATCTGCGCCGGTGAAGTCCACCCGCTTCGGGAGCAGGAGCCGGTGCAGCGGAGGATTGAACCGGAACGGCTTATCGTCCATCCGGACTTCCGGGATGATCGGATCGTCGCCATAACCGTCGTCGTCAGGATCGGACGCCGCCGGATCCTCTTCCCGGATCGACTCGGTGTCTCCCTGCGGAGTGATGCCGCCGGTGATCTTGTCGTCCTTGAAGTACCGCTTCATCAACGCGGTGTTGAGTTGTCCGGGAGCGATCTGGCCGATGTCGTACGTCGCGTGCATCTCGCCGAGGATGCCGGTGGCCGGGTGGTACTGGGTCCACGGCCTGCGCGCGTAGTCCGGCCTGGTCGGCCCGACGCCGAACCCGTACGGGAAATCCTTCGGCACGTTGGCCGCGTTGCACAGGCGCTCCAGGAACCAGACGAGCCGCTTGTACTTCGCGTCGGTGAACCAGGCGCCCTCGCGGTTGTGGTACAGGGCCGGGCTCCAACCCAGGATGCAGACCTGGAGGGTCTTGCCAGCCTCCTTGTTGGCGTCGAGCATCCGGTTGATGTCCTTGTGGAACCCGATGGCCAGCCGGTAGGCGGGACGATCCATCCGCGAGTGCTGGTAGATCTTCCCGTTGGTCCGCAGGTCCAGGGAGAAGTGCGGGACGAACGGCCCGAAGTTCCGGTCGTAGTCGGAGGTGCTGAACAGCACCAACTTGCGACCGCCGCCGCCGACCCACTCGGTGGAGTCCTTGTCGTTGTAGGTGCCGTTGCCCTCGCCGTTGTCGCGCTTCGGCTCCCAGACTGTCCAGGTGAGTCGTTTTACCATGGCGGCGCATCCTTGTAAGAGCCGTTCTTGTACACGGACCACGGCGTGAACTTGGTCCCGTTGCCGCCCACTTTGTACGCGGCCTTGGCGTTCTTGACGGGATCGAACAGGTCTTCGTTCTTGGATATGCCCAGACCGGCGAGGGTGTGCGCGAGCATGTTGATCTGCCACAACCCGTAGGAGTTGTCTCCGGTGGCCCTGTTGGGATTGTGGGCATTGGTGTTCCACGAGGACTCTTTGTAGGCGATCTGCGTCATCGTCGTGGCCTTGTCGGACGACCAGCCAGCGCCTCGCGCCAGTTCGTAGACCTCCTTGCCGGACAACTTGCCGCGATTCCCGGACGACGATCCGCCGGAAGAGGGAGGCCCGCTGGAGGAGTCGCTGTCGTCATCGTCGTCGCCCGACTGGTTCTTGATGCCGCTGGAGCGCAGCGTCTCGATACCCTCTTCGTCCATCGTGAGGTAGCGGGCGAACGAGACCTGGACGTAGGTCACCATCGGGACCATCCGCGCCGAGTACATGATGTCCGAGGCGGACAGGCTGACCATCGCGCCGCGTGAGCGGAACGGTCCCAGGAACAACTCGCACGGATTCGGCAGCAGGATGCCGATGTCTCCGGTGTTGGAGCGGGAGTTCGTCGCGTGCGTCCCGTTGGCCAGGCGGTACAGGTACTCCAGGTCGTAGTGGGTGCCGCGCTGCTGGATGTCCGCGAACTCGTCCTTGTCCAACCCGCCGCCGTGGTAGTCGGACGCCTTGGCGTAGCCGCGCACCTCCGGCGTCCTGTTCAGGAACAACTCGAACGAGATGGTTTCCAAGCCCTCCTGGAGCACGAACATGATGGAGTTGGTCGGGTCCGGGATGAAGTCCGTGCCGACGTTCGCGCCGCCGGTGATCTCCGTCGGGTTGTAGAGGAAGCGGAAGCCGTACCTGGTCTTGGACTTCTGCATGGCGTACGACAGCGCCTGCTTGCCCATGACCATCCGCCCGAGCCGCAGGTTCTGGAAGGTCGAGTCGATGGCCGTGCTCTCGTAGGTCAGGTGCTCCGGGTTGTAGATCTCGCCGCGCAGATCCGTGTTGGGCTGGCCCGCTCCGTGCATGCCGATGGCGGGCGCCTGATGCAGCAGCGACGGGTGGATGGGTGCGTTCAACTTGAACGGGAACTGTGTGATCTCTACAGGTTCGGCCATCAGAAACCACCGGCCCTGCCGGACCCGATGGAGACCAACTCCCGATCGGATTCCAACTCGCTCTTCACCAGGCGCACCAAGCGCATGGCTTCTGCATCGGTGGCGCGCTGCACCGTGACGTTGATGACGACCGAGGTGCCGCTGCCGCTGCTGGGCTGACCGGCACGGCCAGCGGCCAACTCCGTCCGCACCGCGTCGGCGATCCTGTTGGGCAGGATCATCTCGCCGTAGTGGATGTCGGCCTGCTGGTCCTGCTCCACGAAGGCAGTGCCCTCCGAGTAACTGTTCTTCCGTTCCTGCGACTCCCGCCATCCCTGCCACGCGCCCACTCCGGTGCCGATGACGGCTCCGATGCCCGCGCCGAGCATGTTGCCGAAGATAGGGACGACCGATCCGACCATCCCACCGATACCGGCACCGGTCAGCGCACCGGCGCCCGCCCTGCCAGCGACCGTGCCCACGGTGTCTACCGTGTCCCACGAGTCGCCGCTAGCGTTGTCCTGCAACCAGGAGACGCCGCCGGACGCCACCGCACCGCCGACGGCCAGTGCGCCGCCTCTTGCCAGACTGCCCAACTTGGGCGCCCTGATCGGGTTCCACTTCGTCCCGACCGGCGTGCTGCCACCACCGCCTCCGCTACCGCCTTTACCGCCTCTGCCTCTGAAGAAGGCGGAGGTGGCACCACCGACCGCTGCACCGCTCAATGCGGAGATGAGGCCGTTGATCGCGCCGGTCGTGTCGGGCAGACGGGTATTGAGCGCATCCAAGCCGCCACCGATCTCCTCCAGCGTCCCGACCCAACTATCGGCACCGCGCGCGGTCAACTCGTCGTTGACGGTTTCGAGCAAGCCGTTGGCCCGCTCCACACCGTCCGCGACGCGTCCGGTGAACTCCATGATCCGGCCTTGCTCTGCTCCTTGGAGTTTGGATTCCGAATCGCCGATCTTGGTGTTGTCCGAGCCGAGATACCCGGCCTCCACAGCCGCCTGCTCGATGGCTCCTTCGGCGATCGTCCCGCCGTTCTCGACGGCAATAGTCATCCCTGTGACAAGGGACTCGACCATGGCCGGGTCTCCGAACGTCTGCTCCAGTTCCGCCCGGAGACCGCCGCCAGGTTTGATCGCGTTCATCACCTCGTCGCGCGACTTTCCCTGGAGCCGTTGGTTGTAGTACTGGTTGACGATTGCTTCGGGCGAAAGCATCTCGCCGGTCCTAGGGTCGCGGGTCATGATGCCCGCAGCCATCGCCTTGTAGTAGGTGCCGGAGGAGTAGAGCGAGTTGCCCATGCCCTGCACCGCCTCCGGAGCGATGCCGGACGCCCTGGCCAGCGTGTGGAGCCCGCCCATGGAGGCGGCAGCCTTCTCCTGACCGGCCTGTCCACCACCGAACCCGGCGCCCCATCCGCCCTTCATCGCCGTGGCGACATCGCGCTCCAGGACCGCGCGGTTCTGGACGTTGAAGTCGCCCATGGCGGTATTCATGAGGCCACGGAAGTTGTCGAACTGGCCGGTGCCGCCGCGCGCGATCAGGCGGCTCTGCTCGTACTGCGACGCGGTGTTCCTGCCGACGCGCAGGTCGTTGAAGAGGTTGCCCGGAATTCCTAGCAGAGCGGAGCCGGACGCCCTGCCCATGTCGCCGAGCATCTGCTGGCCGATGGACGAGGTGCGCACCTCGGAGACGCCGATCTGCTGGTCCTGGGCCACACCGGTGTTGCCCTGCCCAGTACCGGTGGAACTACTGCCACCGCCACCGCCACCGCCACCGCCACCGCCACGAGTCTTGATCCGTTGGCTGGAGTCAGCGGCCTTGGCCATCTGGACGGCCATCTTCTCGACGGATTTCTCCATCGAAGCGATGTCGTCCTTGATGCGCGCGATGGTGCGGCCGAACTCCTCGGCGGACTTCTTGCTGCCGCCCACGCCCATGACCATCGGTTACCTCCGGTTGCGCCAGATGGCCAGGTCCAGCCAGTCGGCTCGTTCTCTCACGGTGAGTCCCTTGATCTCGTCGAGGGTCCAACCTGGGTAGTTCCGTGCCAGTGCGTCATACAGGAGGATTTGTGAGCCGTAATCGCTGAGTGCGCTATCGAAACATGGCGGCGATGCTGATACCTACTTCCTGATCAGCACCGCAGGTCGGGCACTCTGTCCTCACCTCTTTCACCTGTGGCCCGACCCGTGACTCGTCAATCGCCTTCAGCAGTGTCAACCGATCGGCGACCGACAGGTTCCGGACGGCGTCCGGACCGATGACCGGGACCGAGCCGATCTTCTGCACGCAGTGCGCGAGCACCATCGTGTTCATCTCGGCAGCGGTGGCGTCCTTGCTCTCCAGCAGGATCTTCCGCTGCAACTCGCCCATCGCCTGACCCACCGTGAACACGGCGTTGCGCCCTTCGACGGTGTACACGCGGTCTTCCTTGGAAGCCTTGCGGTACTCGATGTTCTCGCGCAGATCGATGACCGCCGCGTACGTCTCACCGCAGTTCCGGCAGTTCGTGGTGATGTCCACGGTCGGCCCGAACGTCACGATGCGAATGGCGAGCAGGACGGAGTCCCAGTCTCCCTGGTAGAGGGAGTCCAGCACCTGCGGCGACGCCCTGTCGTTCCCGACCCGCACCAAGCCGCGCTCGACGATGGCGATGAGCGTCTTCGCCGGATCCTTGATGCGGGCCAGGAACTCCTCGTCGCGACCGGTGAACTCGCGAACCTCGAACTCCGTGGTCCACGCACCGTCGTCCTGGAAATAGCCGCCGCAGAGTTGGAACACGCCGTCCGGAGGTCCGTCGAAGGTGGGAGGCGGCTCCTCCTTCTTCGACTCTTCCTCCTTCGGGCGCATGGCCTTCTCCAGAACCTGCTTGGCAAGTGCTGGATTCTCGGCCATCGACATCTGCGGCATCTGTGTGCTCCTCTGCGTTATCTACCTGCGGACGACCGCGCGCGAATCCGGTGACGGAGGGAGGACGCCGCTTTCCAATCGGCCCTGGTCGTACTGGGCGCGCTCTTCGCCGAGCGTGTTCTCCCAGTACATATCCATGCCCTCATGGACCAGCGTCATCTGCTCCACCATGATCGCGTTGTCGCCCGCGTTCAGGTCGGAGTATGCCAGCGAAGTGATCCAGGCGTTGTACACGCGGAACGAGATCGACACCGCGTCGTTGCGCGAGGACGCGTTGGACTCCTGGAACTGGTCCACCGGATCGTTCGCCATGTTCAGCGGGTGCTGGAGCACATGGATGGTCACGCTGGTGCGGAACTGGTACGCCGGGTAGCCGACATCGGAGACACCGGCTGGACCGACCGCCGCGAACAGCCGCTTGATCCATCGCCAGCCCTGACTGTTCCCGAGGTGGATCCCTCGGGTCAGGGTGATCGGTGAGAAGGTCGCCTGACCGGGCACCTGGTGGAGCGTGGTGTTCATGCCGCCCTCGCGGTACGGGATGGACTCCACGGCCATCGACAGCCCGGCCACCGATGTGAACCCGAAGTTGATGTCCTTCATCGGGAACTCTTCGGCATGATCGCCGTACGGCTGGAACGTGACCAGGAACCTGAAGTTCCTCGTCGGGTCGGAATCCAAGGACGCCCGACCGCTGATCGGTAGTCCCTTGACTGCTTCCTGAGTTCCCATGACTCAGACCTCCTCAGTGATGACGACGGAAGCGTCCGACTCGAATTGCCCGACCCGGATGATGACGAACTCTGCCGGGAAGGCCGGAGACACGCCGATCTCCAGATGCACTTCGCCGTTGGCCACGGTCTGCTGGGTGTTCAGTTCCGAATCGCACTTGACGTAGTACGCCTGCGTCGGGTCGATTCCCGCCAGACCGCCCTGCTGCCACAACTCGGAGAGCCACGCGCCGTTGACCACCCGCAACTGCTCCCAGAGGCCGGGAGTGTTGTTCTGGAACAGCGCGAACCTGCTGACCTGCTGCGA